TTTTATAAGAGATCCACGGGCAACGTCTGTTAATGGTGTAAATGGAAAAGGTTCCATGAGGTTTGGAGGCTGGGAGACTGGCGCTACTTATTATGAGTTAAAAGGATTGCCAGGATATTTCAATATTGGTTCGTTAAAAAAAGACAAAGACCTTAAATCTACGATGGACGAGGCTAGAGCAGCTCGCAGAGAAGCTCAAGGATTAGAAGCCTTTTATCAAAAAGAAGAAACACTAGGCAAGTATGACAATTATGAATTTCGTTTACTGAACTGGTTCACCACTATTAAAGGGCAAAAGTATCTTGTTACGCTAGGCAATTCCAGGTCTATTATTACTCGTATGATTAAGTTGAATTATAACGGGAGGTGGCCACTTTTAGATAGAGCAATATATCCAATGTCTAATAGCTGGGACGGAGTATCTATTCCAGACCTAACTGAAGACAAGCAAAGAGCTAAAGCTGTGTTGCTTAACCTGGGAATGATGTCAGCAAAATCAGAAGTAATACCTTCTTATTTGTTTGATAGAAATCGTATTAAAAATAAAAATGATTTAAACTTTAAGGTTAATAAATTTGTGGGTGTAGATGGCCGGGTAGATAATGCTATCGCACCAATTCAGAAATCTACTGCTCATCAATACGTTAATCTTATTATGGAAATTCTTGACACTGCTGCACAAAGAGCTACTGCTACTCCAGAGATTCAACAAGGCATTCAGCCAAAGCAAGAAAGAACACTAGGAGAATTAGAGCTAGTGTCAGCAAAGGTTGATACTCGCTATTCAATGTCAGCTAAGGTATATGGTTGGAGTGAAGCAGACTTTTGGAGATTATCATACACACTTTATAAAAAGCACTTTAAAGACAAAATCGATGAGAAGATTGTTCGTATTCGTGGAGCAATGTCTCCTACTTATAGACCATTAAAACGTGAGAACATTATCGCAACAGTTGATCCTGACGTTAAGATTGAATCAAGGGTTATGTCAGAGGCAAAGAGAATGCAGAAACAAAGGGCTTTCGCTCCTTTTGCAGCTACGGTTTTACAGGATCCAGATAACAACAGGAGGTTTGTTCAGAAATACATGGCTAAACTGATTGGAATGACGAAGGAAGAAATCAATCTTACCTTTCCTCCAACGGTTGATGAGCTTCAGGCAGAAGATGAGAATGTTTTACTCAATGATAATAAAATGCCTAAGATAGGAGTAATGGACGATCATAAAATACATTTAGAAATACATGCAAAGGCAGACCAAAACGCAGCATTAGTAGCTCACATAAGAGCGCGCCAGAAGCTCCACAGTTCCAATTACCAGGACAAGGTAAGCAAGTTAAGCCACGGGCATCAGCGCCTGCGACAAAATAAATATGCTTTCATTAAAAAACAAAAAAGACCACGAAGCAATAAAGGAAGTAATAAAGGCTGGCGTAAAGACTGATTTTTGGAGATTGATAGTAGAAGCATTGAAAGACAGCAGACATCAGGTCAAAAAGATGAGAGACAGTGATGACTTAATGGATTATCCTGCTGAACAATATAAGACAGAAAGCGAATTGTTAAAAACAAAAATTAAGTACCTTGAAAATTTAATAGACTTACCAGAATCTCTGATGTCATGGGCGGAAAACCCTGACAACAGAAAACCTAACTTTGATCCATACGACTAATTAGGTCTTTACCTTGAGGATAATTCGTTGTCCTTAATGCAAAGTCCTAATTGGGCTTAAATATACCGTCCGGCTAATGTGTTTTCGTCATTTCACAGAAGCCGAGCAATACCAAACCATTATGACAGAAAAGAAAAAAGCCACTTTTGATCCAGAGGTTAAAGAACCAAAGGAAGAAAGTGAGAGTGCAGAGGATGAGGCACTTGAAACAAAGACATCCGAAACAGAAACAGAAACTGAGTCGTCAGAAGAAGAAGACGACAAGGAAGAAGAAGGTGATGACGAAGACGAAGATGAGGAAGTCACACCTGAAAACGTTCCAGTTAGGAAAAGCACTCAACAGCATATTATCAACAGGCAGTCAATTAAGATTAAAAAGCTTCGTAGTAAGAAAGACGAAGAATCTGTTGACGAAGAAGACGACGATGAGTTATCTTCTGAAGCTAGTAATGCTGTTAGTAAAGAGGTGAAAAGGCAAGTTGCTCCAGTTATAGATGCTCTTGTTTCAACAACAGACGATCAAGAGCTTAAAGATCTATATACAAGTGAGCCTGCTGCTAAAAAATATGACAAAAGGATTAAGTCATATATGAAAAGCGAACACTGGAAAGGCGTTCCAGTCTCAGCTATCTTTCACCATCTCGCTTTCAAGGACGCTGAGTTTATTGGAAAAGAACGTAAAAGAATTGCTGATAAAGAGGCTGATCTTAATAAAGGAGGAGGTAGGCAATTAAAGGTTAAGAAAGCTTTTACCGGGAAGATGCCTTCAGCAGAAGAAATTGAAGGGATGGATCCAAAAGCCTTTGAACAACTTCAGCTAGATGTAAAGCGAGGAAAGTATTTAAAAAAATAAATATAGGAGATTGTCGCGATTTCCTATGACGGTATAGGTTATAGCCGCGATATAGCCACTCGAAAAAATGTCTGACACAACAACCGCCGAAGTAGCTGCTGGGATTAACAATTTTTACGTAAAGACAATGCTTAAAGAAGCTCGTCCTTTATTAGTCCATACTAGATGGGCGCAAGTAAAAGATATTCCAGCACACACATCTTTGAACATTAAGTTCAGAAGATATTCATTACTTAGTGCTGCCACTACCGCTTTGACAGAAGGAGTAACTCCTGCTGGCTCTCAATTAAGTGTTACCGATGTTTCAGCTACTGTTGCTCAATACGGAGATTACGTTACCTTGACTGATGTTTTACAATTTTCTACTCTCGATCCTATTATTACTGAAACTAAAGAAATTCAAGGTCAACAGGCCGGGAACACTTTAGATCAGCTTTGTAGGAATGTTATAGTCGCAGGAACTACTATTCAGTATGCTTCAACAGCTACTGATACTGCTGAAGTTACAGCTGGAATGAAATTAGACAGAGCAGAGATTAAAGAAGCTGTTAGAACATTACACGGTAACAACGCTCGTAAGTTGACTAAGATAGTAAATCCTTCAACGGGGTTTAACACTTCTCCGATTAATGCCGCATACGTTGGTATTATCTCAGAAGATACTCTTTTCGACTTAAAAGACGAGACAGGTTGGGTTTCTATTGAAGAATACTCAAGCAGAATGAATGTTATGGATGGAGAGGTAGGAAAGCTTGACGAAGTTAGATTTGTAATGACAACTAATGCTGCTACCGAAGCTTCAACTGTCACTGTTCACAAGACACTGATATTGGCAGCAAACTTCTATGGAATCTCAAGGATCTCTGTCCAAGCAATGCAAACCATTGATAAGTCATTAGGTTCAGGAGGTACTGCCGATCCTTTAAATCAGCGTTCAACTTTAGGATGGAAAGCAACTTTTGTTGCCAAGATTCTTAATGAGAACTTTGCTGTTCTTATTGAACACGCAGTCTCGAGCTAATATTCTAGTTAAGTAGGGTTATAGATAGACCATAATGGTTCTCACTAATCCTTGCTTAACATCGTCGTATTACTAATTATTCATTTCTTTTATGGCTAAAAAATTAAACAAAGCACAACTTGTTGCAGAATTAAAAAAATTAGGTATTGAAGTAGATCCTGCAAAAAAGTTGACTAATCCAAAGCTAGAGAAGATGCTAAAGAAAGCATCGGCAAGGATTGAAAGTCTAAAGAATGACCAGAATGACAGTCCTGCTCCTGAGGCTTCAGAAGAGGCTCCTCCAAAAATTGAGTCTAAGGGTTCAGCAGAGAGAGAAGAACTCCCTGCGCCAGAGACTGAAAAGGATTATCTTCAGAAGTATCAGTATAAAAAGCAAATACTCTTTGGTAGTTTGGCTACTAATCCTACTCCCGGGACTAAGAAATACAGGATGAAGCAAAAACTCTTAATGCAACCTAGAGTAAGAATTATTATCCCAAGAGCGCCAAAAGAGCCAGCAATCGTTAAGCTTTCTGTCAATTTGAATGGTTACAGATTAGATTTTCCAAAACAGGAATATATTGAAGTTCCTGAGCAAGTTGCAAAGATAATCATGAAATCTCAAAGACAGACAGAAGAAGCTTTAAGCTTTCGCAGACTTGATGCTGGTTCTACGAACAAAGCAGACAAGGAGGCTTTAAACTTATAGTCGCAAAAATACTAATTTAAAATTACTAAAATGACCATAACATCTACGCAAACAAAACATCCTGCTTCAGTTAATAACGTTGCAGTCGGTAGATACCTTACGGATGGTACAGCCGCTGCTTACAATATTAATACTGGTTTTAAACCTCGTTATGTTAGAGTGATCAATCTGACTGACAGAAATGAAAACGAATGGCTTGAAGGTATGGCTGACGCGTCTGCTTTACATACAATAGCTGACGGAACCAGGACTTTAACTACTACTTTAGGAATTACTCCGCTTGATAATGGATTCACAGTAGGTTTAGATACAGACGTTAATGTTACAGCCAAACAGATTAGTTGGATCGCCATCGGCTAAAAGTCGCATAAATGCTAATTAACAAAAACTATCATGACTATCACTTCTACACAGTCAAGAGAACCAGCTTCAGTTGTTAATGTTGCACATGGCAGATATATCACCGATGGTACTGCTGCGGCTTTTGTAATAACGACTGGATTTATTCCACGTTATGTAAGAGTTACAAACGTTACTTCTGGAGATCAATACGAGTGGTTTGAAGGCATGGCCGATGCTTCTGCTTATAAAATAACAGCAGCGACATCAGCAAGATCCTTGATTACTACTCTTGGTGTTACCGTTGATTCTAGAGGATTTACAGTTGGATTAGATCTTGATGTCAACGTTATATCAGAACAGTTAAACTGGATGGCAATAGGTTAAACAAGTCGCGTTCAAAGTCGCCTTATTAAGTAATTATTATTCAGTAGTGAGGCGAACACTTCTCGCTGGATAATACAATAATTAAATGAGTTTTAAGGAAAATATTTCAGATGCAGTAGTCAAAAAGCTACTCGATCCAGTATTGAGAGCAAACTACTTATCTGCCGGGGAAATGTTTTGGGTTTTTGAAGATTCTGATACAGGATTTCAAAAGATGACTCAAGACCATCCCAAAAACACTTTCGTAACCGTACAAGAAGCTTACGATGCTTGTACTACTAACCGTAATGACGTAATTAACGTCAATTCACACAGCGCACACGCCATAACCACTGGAATCGCCTGGTCTAAAAGCAGGATTCACGTTATTGGTTTAGACGGTGGTGACAGATTAATTCAGCAAGGTTCAAGGTTTGTAGGCGCTACCGCTGATGACACCGGTTATGTTGTTAAAATCACTGGAACTAGAAATAGTTTTAGGAACATTAAGTTTGAACAGAGAAGCACTGACGCTGCTGGATTGACAGTTGTTCAATTTGGTGGTGAAGGAACTCTTGTAAAAAATTGTTCTTTTGTGTTTGGTGTAGCAACTAGGCTTGGCGGAACTACTACTCATGAAGTAGTAATGGGTGAAGATTCAGGTACATTTATTAATTGTACTTTTGGAAACGACACCTTAGAAACCTCAGGCGCTAGAGCTGTTATGTTGATTGATATAGTAACATCTGGTCAGGAAATGAAAAGCAATATATTTAAAGATTGCGTATTTAGTATTAACTCAAGTGAAGCTACTGCTCATTTTATCAGAGTAAAAGCTAATACTGACTTGAAGTTCTCTAATACATTCATAAATCCTGTCTTTGTTTGTGCTATAACCGCCTCAATGAGTACCGCCGTTCTTAGCGAAGCAGTTGAAAATGAAGTGCAAGCAGGTGAAGGTAATTTGTTATTTATCTGGCCTGCGTCAAACACTACTAATTTCTCAACAGCAACTAACGCTAATACCAACATTCAGGTTATCTCTCCTGTCACTAGCGCTAATGATACGGAAGCAAAAACTCCTGTTGCCTAGTCTTTCTGGATTCACTCAGCTCATTCTTTGTGGGCTGAGACGAGTTCTGAAAAACGTCGCAATAATTAGTCGCAATTAAATAAAAACAAAATGAAGATTACAAAAAAGATTGAAAACAATTTATTTTTTCTCGGACTTGTCTGCATAGGTCTTTTATTCTCAACAGCATTATACGTTCAAAGTGTTAGTGTTCTTGAAACCGATTATTCTTTAACCACAACTTCAACAAATTCAATAACTTTAAGCATTTATAGCCAGGCAG